CGATATCGACGACGATCAGCGAATCAGTCGATAGACCGACGTTGTAATCCGGGTTTGCGTCCCACCACTTGGCGACCGCGTCTGTGTCGCTCGTCGCATCAAGGCACCCGTGCGGGGTCGCTGGCATCTTGTCCCCCGGCACGCACGGAAACACGCGATAGCCGAGGTCGATCAGGTTTTGCGCGGCATCATGCTTTGCACTCATTTAGAACGGAACCTCCGTGTCGTCGTCCGCCAACAGGCTGGCCGATGACTCTGGCATCTGAATGTCAATTTGTTCGACGATGTCCGGCCATTTCTGACCGTTCGGGAATCGGATGCGAAGCTGCTTCGCCGTCCCGATAAAGCCTTCGTTCCCCAGCTTTACAGCCTCATCCACGCTTTCCGGGAACGGCTCCGGGGAATGCTTTCTCCACCACAGCTTGGCTTTCGTCAGTGCAAACCCGGTGTGTTCGATGCAAATCCATTCACACGCCGTGCGCACGTCCCCGATCTGGTATTGGACACGCATTGTCGGCGGGGCTTCCGGGTCCGTTCGCTTGTAGTGCTTGAAGAATAGCACGTCGCGAACATTAACAAGCTCGGTCTCAATCTCGCTGGATAAAACAGCCGCGTTTGTCGCGTTTGGTTCGTGGCGTGGTTTCACTTCGTAGAACTGGTGCCCGCAGTTCGGACAGTACATCAGCGAGATAAACACTTCGCATTCGCATTGCGGGCAAGTCTTTGTCTGTGCCACGCCAGCCGCATCACCCGGTCTGCGTGCGTCTTTTGCTTCGATCTGGTCAACCGGGCCGTGCCGGTCCAGGTTCTGACCGAAGTCGAGAACCAGACAGTCTTCTTTGTTTTCGCTCAGCCGAAATCCACGCCCGACCATCTGGTAGAACAGCCCCGGCGACAGGGTTGCCCGCATGATCGCGACACAATCCACGTTTGGTGCGTCGAAGCCGGTCGTCAGCACCATCACGTTGACGAGGAACCGCAGTTGCCCCGTCTTGAAGTCCTCGATAATCGAGGCACGCAGCCCCGATGGCGTTTCGCCGGTGATAAGTTCGGCAACGTGTCCAGCAGCCCGAATCAACCCAAGCACCGTTTCCGCGTGCTCCACACCAGCGCAGAACACAAGCACAGACTTCCGGCCCTCGCTCAGCTTTAGTAGTTCGTCAACCGCTGGCTTGACGACACCCATCATCGCCGCTTGCATCTCAGCTTCGATGAATTCACCGCCGCGAACGTGGACGTTCGACAGGTCAACCCGCAACCCGCGTTTGCTGCGGAGCTTGCACAGGAACCCTTGATTGATGAGCGTCTTAACGCTGATCTGGTAGCAAATCTGGTTGAGAACGTTGTCTTTGTGGCAAATCAACCCGGTTGACATCCGATACGGCGTAGCCGTCAACCCGACCACGCGCATTTTCGGTGCCATCAATTTCAGGTCACGGATGAACGACTGATACATACCGTCGCCAGACGGCGGGATGAGGTGCGACTCGTCCACGATGACCAGGTGGAACGGCCCGATCTCGAACGCCCGTTTGTGGACGCTCTGAATCCCTGCCACGATGACAGATTGCTTTTTGTCACGTCTCCCCAGCCCAGCGGAGTAGACCCCGACATCCAGCCCCGGCGCGACCATCCGCAGCTTGTCAACGGACTGTTCCAGGAGTTCCTTGACATGCGAGACGATGGCGACCCGTGCGCCCCATTGTTCGACGGCATAGCGTGCCAGCGTGGCGATGACCGGGGTTTTCCCCCCGCCGGTCGGGATTTCCACGCACGGATTGTTTTCGTACTCGTGCAGGTGCTTGATAACGGCCTGCACGGCCTCGGATTGGTAGTAGCGAAGCTGCATAGTTAATCGGCGTCCCAATACGTTTCCCAGTCTGCCTGCGTCAAATCTCCCGCGTTTGGGTTCCACGGAACAACGTTTTTGGGAGTGTTGGGAGCAATGTTCTCAAGGCTGTACATGATGCGGCCTTGTTCATCCATAAACAGGAAGTTTTGCCAGTGCCGCCGTTTCACTTGACTCCCCGAAAGCAATTGAGTCACCGCCCATTCGATTGAATGCCCCTTCGGTTTCACCCTGTAGTCGTACTCATTGCTCCATTCCGGGCTTTTGATTGATTCCCATTCACACGTCCTGTCGGTGCGTCTCTGGATCGTCTCGCCGTTGGCAAACGCAGAGATGACCGGCAAAAGTATTGCGGCTCGTTCTGGTGTCATGCTCACACAATCCTCAAATGCGTCCCAACAAGGACTTCTGCCCCAGGCACTTCAACGCCTGCTTTCACCGCGTTGATGATCTTCGTTTTGTCAACTTCCGGTTCGAGGAATCGCTTGTATTCATCCGGCAGACGGTCCAAGAACGGCACACACACGGTCGGCTGAGAGTTCTTTTGCACACGCAGTGTTACGCCGTCTCGCGTGACCTTGGTTTCGCCGAGCCGTTCCAGGTTGTCTTTGATGTAGGCCCGCAGCTTGTCGTACCGATTGGCCAGCATCCGCTCACGCTTCCGCAGGTAGTCCAGATGCGCTGCGTAGGCGTCCGCGTCTGCGGCGATTGACTTGGCAACCTTGGCCAGCCAGATCAATGCGTCCTCGCGTTGCTCCGACAGTTGGCCCAGCCGGTTGGCCAGTTCCTCGTCAATCGATCCGTCCTCGTCGGTCGAAAGCGATTCGTAAAGCTGTTGCAGGTCTTCGGTCAGTTTGTAGAGCGGTGGCATAATGTTCCTCGGTCAAGATTCAGAAATCCGGGGCTGGGAATCGAACCCAGCGAGCGTGCGCGTCATGCGCCCAGCGCGGCACCGAGCACCCCCGAACGGTTGGTCCACTACATCAGCGGGTTCGCCTTCGCCCCGCTGCTCGTCGCCGCGACCGGCAGCATGTTCGCCCCCTTGGCCTTGTAACCCTTGATGACGTTCTCGGTCTCCTGTGAGTCCTTGTTCTTTCGCAGGCCAATCGACATCAGCACCGGAATGTTGTGCGCCTCGCTCATGTCGCTCATCTTCGGCAGGCGGCACGCCAACTGAATCGCCGCCAGCGTGCCCCGAGCGATATCCACCGCCTGTTGATTCGCGTTCCAGAGGTTCAGGTTGTTCCAGAACTTCCGGCCCGCGTACTCGCCCTCGACGATGTGCCACTCCGTCCAGACGTACCGCCCGGTCCCGTCCTTCGTCTGCTTGACCGTGCTGTTGGCAAGCACGGACACGTACTCGCCCGCCGGGATAGGGCCGAAGCTGTTTTTCTTCGACTCGTCTTCCGGATTCCAGCCACCGCCCGTGATCTCCGACAAATTCCCCATCGCGTGTTACTCCTGATCCTGTGCGGCAATGCCGCGTTCCTCGTTGTTCGCTGTCACGTACTCCATATACGCAGACCAGCTAAGCGGAATTTCGTCCGGCATCTGAATCCGGCGTTTCGCCAGAAACGCCGCAGCGTTTTCAGCACCCGGTCGCCTGCCCCGGATGCTTTCTTCTTTTCGCTGAACCCCTTCCCTTCGGTTCGCGTGTAGACGACCTGCGTTGCAAAAAAGTAGTCGTCACACCATTCACGAACCGCCGCCGATGCGTCCTTGTGCAGCTTCGGTACATAGCGGTCGTACCCGTCGCCCGCCGGGTTCTGGAACTTCTCGACTTGCGTATGCCCGATCAGGATGACCCAGACATCTTTTTCGATGTTGATCTGCTCCAGCCGGTCGAGAATCAGCCGCCAAATCTTGAGCGCCCACAGCGGACCATTCCCGTAAGGAATGGCATCGAACGCATCGACCGCAGACTTGCCGCTGTCGCGGTTGTAGTCGTCGAGTGCCTGCTGGTTGACCAATGGTGCCAAACCCGTCAGCCCGTCGATGACCAGCGACTCAAACGGCAGTTTGTCAGCGTCGATGATCTGCTTGATATAGCTGGCGAAGTCGAGAAACGTCTTACACCTTGGCAACGCTCGCACGCCCTTGATGTCAGACAGCCCGAGTTCGGTCTGGATAAACAGCGGACTTGGTGCCTGTGCGGCAAACGTCGATTTGCCAATGCCGTCTTGTCCGTAGATCATCAACCGCCGCTTGCGTTGCCGCTTCGCCGGGTCGTACATGAGGTCGAAAATTGATTGCATGGTTAGTCGTGGCTCTGCCTTTCCCTGTGGTAGTTTTCTAAACACTTCTCATCGAGTTCATCCATCACCGTTTGACTGTCCCGCATTTGCAAGACGTGGTATTCGTGGCCCTCGCACCCGGTTGGGTAGACCATGACCCAGCTACTCTGGCCGTGAAACTCAATCAGTTCGTGAACCGTGTTCAGGTCGATCTTCCCAATCTCGACATGCTCCGGCT